ATATTTCTAGTAGTGCAGCAATAGCCTTATCAAAACTTGCCACTTCTGGGACAGCAAATAATACAACCTTTTTGAGAGGAGATGGTGCATGGACAGTCGTAGCTTCAGATGTAGTCGATGATACATCACCACAGCTAGGTGGTGACTTAGATACTAATGGTAATAATATTGTTTTTGGAGATACTGATGAGTTAAGGATTGGAGATTCTACTGATTTTTCAATTTATCATGGTGGAACAGATACTACTTTATCAAATATAACTGGCGATCTAAAAATATATAACGTAGGTACTAATAGTGATGACATCTTAGTTAGAGCTAAAGATGATATACGTTTAGAGGTACAAAATGGAGACACAGCCATAGCTTGTATAGGTGATGGAGGCGTAGAGTTATATTACGACAACAGTAAAAAGTTTGAGACAACTCAATATGGAGTTAACTGTACAGCTGCACTAGATGTTCAAGGTAGTACTACATTACAAGATACTTTTTTATCTGATAACGATGTTCTTAATTTTGGTGGTGGTAATGATCTAAAAATTTATCATAATGGAAACGTAAGTTACATTGAAAACATAACATCTGATTTAAGACTAAGAAGTGGCTATGTAAAGCTACAGGGTCTTAATGGTGAAGATATGCTTATTGGTAATCAGAACACAAGCGTAGAGCTATATTACGACAACAGTAAAAAGTTTGAGACAAGTTCAATAGGAGCAAGCATAACAGGAGACTTAGCATTTCCTACTACTAATAGACTTTATTTTGGAACTAGTGATGTTGCTTTTATTAAAGGTGCTCATGGTGGTTCTGGATATTTAGAGTTTGGAGTAAATAATGTCCAAATGACTGTTAATAGAGATGGAACTATCAACATACCTGATAATAATAAATTTACCTGTGGAGCATCAAATGATCTACAAATTTATAGCGATGGTACTCATGGTTATCTAACAAACCATGTTGGTGGTGCTATATATGTCAGAGCTAATACAAATGTCCAGTTAATGACAAATGCAAGTGACGGTGGTGCTGATAATGCAGTTACTTGCGTCAATAACGGAGCCGTAGAACTCCATTACGACAACAGTAAAAAGTTTGAGACAACTTCAACCGGAGCACAAATACCAGCTAATGCTGATTTAAGATTTGTTAATGGTAGTTGGACAGGAGATAGTTGTAAAATACAACATTATGGAAATTTCTTATATTTGGTAGGTGGTTCAAGTGGATTTATCTTTAGAGTTGGCGGAGTAGATCGTTGGGATATCAACAATGGTGGCCATTTAAAGCCAAGAGCAAATAACACTTACGATATAGGTACATCATCACACAGAGTAAGAAACATCTACACCAATGACCTTCACCTATCTAACAAAGGTTCATCTAACGATGTCGATGGTACATGGGGTGACTGGACAATACAGGAAGGAGAATCAGACTTATTCTTAAAAAATAACCGTTCTGGTAAAAAGTACAAATTTAATTTAACGGAGGTATCATAATGGCTTATTATGGAAGAATGAGGCTGACTGCTTATAACTATAGTTCTACCAGTGGAATGATTATAAGCAACAACAATAACGCTAATAGTGGGTTACAAAGTGGCTGGTCAGATACTGCTGATATGACTTTAGAACCTGGATCTTACTTATTATGTGCTACCTACTCACCTTCCTCACAGGCTGGTGAATATCCAAACAATGATGAAGACCCTTTTGAAATGGCATACAGCTTAAACGGAACATGGCAATCTGATACTTTTTCTGGATTAGAAGCTAACCCACATACATATTTAAAAACTGGTCAACGTGTTTGGGCAGTAGAAAGTACAAGTTCCATGACTGTTAAGCTAGGTGTTAGAAAAGGTACTGCCGATACGGATAGTGGAGGTACTAGAGGTCGATTACACTGGACAATTCTTAGAATAGCGGATTACGTATAATGAGTTACAAAGCAAACATTTTAACTTCTATGGGAATATACAACTACACCATAGATGAAAATGATGTAGTGATTTTTTCTGACCCAGAATTAACAGAAGAACAAAAAACAACATTAGAAAACAGATTTAAAGCTGAAAAAGATATTTTAGCTTTAAGAGCTAAAAGAAATGTACGTCTAGCTAATTGTGATTGGACACAAGGAGCTGATGTCCCAGATAAAATTAAAATTCCTTGGGCAGCTTATAGAAAAGAACTAAGGGATTTACCAGCTAACACAGCTGACCCTGCAAACCCTACATGGCCTAAAAAACCTACAATATAAAAAATGGCAATTACAAAAACATGGGAAGTTAACACCCTACAAAGAGAACTCGCAGATGGATATGTTAACAAAGTTATCTATCGTGTAAAAGGTACAGATGGTACTTATTCTACAAGAGCTACTGGTGAAGTCGATCTAGAAAAACCAAAAACTCTTATACCTTATAAAGATCTAACACAGGAAACTGTAATTGGTTGGGTCAAAGCAAAGCTAGAAGCACAAGAAACAGGCACTGTAGCAAAGATCGAAAAAGCTATAGACGATAATATCACCCTTCAAAAAACACCAGTACATGGTGTAGGTACTCCATGGGGTTAGGCAAATGCCTTTAACAAAAATAGATGATAGGGGTTTAACGACTCCTATCGATCTTCTTGATAATGAGAAGGTACGACTTGGTACAGGTAATGACTTACAAATTTATCACGATGGAACGGACTCAAGGATTGAGAATACAACTAACGGTGATTTAAAAATTATCAACGGTGGTAATTCTGCAATGTTAATTCAGAACCAGAATAGCTACAATATTGAAATAAAAACTAATGCTGAAGATGCTATAAAGTGTATAGCAAACTCAGCCGTAGCGCTATATTACGACAACAGTAAAAAGTTTGAGACAACTTCAGTTGGAAGTACAGTTACAGGTAAGCTAGGTATAGGAACAACCTCACCTGGCTATGATGTCACGGTATATAAATCTTCTGGAACTTCAAGAGGAAGATTTCATACTGCTGGTACAACTGGTAATGATTATTCAGATGTAGCTGTCCAAGCTGGTAATAATTACGCACAGATGTTTGTTTACGGAACAGGTCAAGTTTATATGACTGCTTCTGCTCCAGCAACTATGTCAGTTGGAAATATAGCAAATTCAGCTCTATATCTAACTACTAACAACACAATAAGGCAAACAATCGCTAATGATGGAAAAGTTGGTATCGGTACAGCACCAGCTTCTATTTTCCATACTTCTAGTAGTAGCGATCATGTAATTACTCACCAGACAACAACGTCAGGTGCAGATATTCGCCTTAACTTTAGAAATAATGGCGGAACTGATGCAGGCGGTATTCATTATTTAACGAATGGTAATGCTTTAAAATTTATTACTAATGCTTCAGAAGGCATGCGTATGAGTTCCAATCAAAATATATTCATTCATTGTACAAATAACTCAGGAAGCAATGGAAGAATTTATACTAATGGAACTAATGGAGGTAATCTCACAATTCTTGAAGTAAACCAAAATAATGGTAGCGGTTCAGAAATGATTACGTTCCGTAATGGCGGTTCGCAACTTGGAACTATTCATCAAAGTGGAAGTGGTGTAAATTATCAAAGCAATTCTGATTATAGATTAAAAGAAAATGATGTTGCCATATCAGATGGAATTACAAGAATTAAACAATTAAGACCTATTAGGTTTAATTGGAAAGAAGATTCTAATACTACTGTTGATGGATTCTTTGCCCATGAAGTTTCTCCTGTAGTTCCGGAATCCGTTAGAGGTAAAAAAGATGAAGTATTTGATACTGATGGAGTTGGTACACAAGTAGTAGGTGGACCAAAATATCAACAATTAGATCAGAGTAAACTTATTCCTTTACTTACTGCTGCATTACAGGAAGCTATTGCTAAAATTGAAACCTTGGAAACAAAAGTTGCAGCATTAGAAGCTGGATAATGGAAATACCCACCATAGTAATTCCACCAGTAAAAGCTATAGATACTATTTCAATACCTTTACCAACAGGAAAAGTACCTTTTTATAAACCTTTAGTTGTACCACCCAGCGACTTAAGAGAACCAGAAGGTACTGAACCTGAAGCGACACCTGAAACAGATACAGGATTAAGACAAGTAAAGATACCAATATTAGATTACAAAGTACCTTTACCAGAAAATGAAATACTTATTACTGCTTCCACCACAGCAGTAGTTTCTGTGGCAGCCACCCTTACAGCTACAGCTGCCTTTAAGTGGGTAGTAACAGCACTTAAACCAATATTAAAAACAACAATTAAGAAAATCGGTGGAAGAAAAGGAACCAAAGAAGAAGGGACTAATAAGTAAATTAAAAGATGCTGCTGAAGATAAAGAGCATCAAATAGAAATACTTGGGACTTTTGTGCGACTAGGAGTAGTCGTGTGGTCTGGTTTCATTATTACTATGAACTATGTAGATATACCAATGGTTAAGAAAGCTGGTAACTCAGATATCACTTTCGTAGCCAGCGTCTTTACGGGGGCGCTTGCAACATTCGGTTTGACTACTGGTAAAAACGGTAATAGTAAACCTCCTACTTGCCCAATGATGAAAAAACAAGACACACCAAAAGCATGAAGAAATTGATTCTTCTCTTAGCCTTGTTATCACCCAGCATAGCTAGAGCAAATACTGTCACTCCTCAGTTCACAACAGGGTCGATGAACAGTACAACCACTACCACTCAAACTATTACAGAAGTTACGCAGAAGCAAATATTTGGATCTGAAGTAAATACATGGTCAGGAACAAACGTAACTCCATCAGCAGATATATCTACAGCTGGTACAACATTCTCAGTAACAGATGCAACTCTGCCTTGGACATTAGAAACAACAAGTCGAGCCGCAGGGCTAGTAGAGCAATGGGATACAACAACAAACTACACCATAAACTCTACTACTACTTCGCTCTCTGTATTCTCTCAGTAAATCCAGTATTTGCTGAAGGAGACACCAATAACAACGCAAACCCAGTCGCCGCAGCGACCGGAAATGTTACCAATTCGGCTGTCCAATTTCAGAACAATGGAGCTTCTTCGAGACAGTCGTACGGTCCTAGCATTCAATGCAACGGATCAACAATGACGTTTAGTCCTTTCTATATGGGCAACCATACCAATCCATATACAGAAAAAGAAGATATGGAAGGCTTACATCCAACAAGTTATCAATTAAATGAGAACTGGGGATTTCAAGTTAACTTTATGGTTCCTTTAGATAGAGAGGGTTTAAGACAATGTAAAGCCATAGCTAAACGTCAAGAAGAAAAAATGCAATTGAATTATGAATTAGTTCGTATAGATAATTGTACAAAATTTATGCAACGTGGCTTTACCCTGCTACCTGGATCTCGTGTCTATCACTTGTGTTCAGACGTAGTACCAATACAATCATTACTTAAGAA